TAGTTGTTAGTTTAAGGTTGAATCCTACCTTCTCTTGATGCTTCATCGATTTCAGCTTCAAACTTTGCAAACGTTCTTCTATCCATCTTACCAATTTCAGAGTTAGACCAGATTTTCTTTGTGGGAAGATCTGATTCAACAGCTTTTTTAGTTTTAGATATTGCTTTGGCAGCTTCTTTTTTAAGATTTGTACTTTCCTTTTTACTTAAGTCACTAATGCCCCGATCCATTTTATATAGATCAATTGCTCTAGCAGCTAATGTAGCATTAGACGTATTTTCATACAGCCAACCTTGGATAGTAGGATCTTGTTTTCCAGCCCATTCATGAAAATCGTCTTCTTGACGAAGGTCACTAAAGTCAGGATGGATTCTTAAAAGTTCTACTTCTGCTTTCTCTTTACTAATTTGTTCTTGTTGAGCTTGTAAACTTTGGTATTTCTCCTCCATCTCTTTAGCTCTAGTATCAGCCTTTGTCATAGCTATGGTTTCAACCATTTCATAAACATCGGGATACTCCTTTCTCCAGGCTTCTAATTCAAGCTTAGATTTAGGTGGAACAAATTCTTTGGTAGATGTTTCCAATTGCGTTCTTAAAGTTCTAACTTCATCTTTGTGCTTAAATAAAGTAGAATCATAGTGTTTTTTTAAATCGTCATAACGTTTCTTAAAAACACGATCTTCTGCATTTTCAGGGCGTTCAGTTGAAGGAGTAGCTTTGCCATCGTAGCTTGCAATTTCTTCAGATGTTTCTGTGTCCTCTTGAACGGTTGCTGTCTCTGCTTTCTCTTCGTTAAACTTATTTAATTCTCCTCTAGCAAATGCCTCAGTTTCGGGATCACTTTCGTCATCTCTATTTTTCTGATACATTGATTTACTAGATGGTTTCTTAAATAGTTTATCTTTTTTCGTTTCAACTTCTTCTGAAGCTGTAACTACTTTTTCATTTTCCATTATTTTTTCCTCTTGGGTTGAGTGCCTTATGGATAAGGGTAGCTCTAAACTGTTTCCATATTTTGTGGGCTAGCCATTAAACCTGCTTGTTCAGTAGGCTGACTAGGTGGCACATTGTTTGTTTCCATCGGTTGACCCATAGTTGCTGTAACTTCCGTAAGGAAACTATTTACAGCTTCTTGTGGATCAGTAACACCATATTTCTGTATAGCAAAACTGCTAATAGCAGATAGTGGTAGTACTACATTAGGTTCGTTAGTACCAAAGTTATTTAAAATATTTGATAACTCTGGAAAAACTTTACCTAACACTCCTTTAACAGATGGAGATAGTACATTATCTAATACCGCATTATCTTCAGCTGTTAATTCTTTTAAACCAGGATATTTTTCTAGTAATACCTGTTCTATATTTTCTTCCTTTACTGGTGCTTGTTCTACTGGTGCTTGTTCTACTGGTGCTTGTTCTACTGGTGCTTTCATTGCACTCATATCTGGAGCAGCAGGAACATTTGGTTTTTTATTTAGCATGCCTGTCATTGTTGCACCTGTTTGATCTATTGCCATTATGTGTATAACTCCTCATGATAATTAACTTGTTTTTTATTTACTGAACCAATAGCCCAACACAAATTTTCAAAAAATAAACTATATACTCTTCCAAGAATATTAAATTTACCTTTTCCTAATCTCCATTTAATATCTTGTGCTCTATTACAAGCAATATGTTTCCAGAAATTTGTATGCCATTTACTTTTTCTCATTAATTTAACTGCTGGTACAGCAAAAGACCAATAGCCTCTTAAAAAAGCATGACCATATTTAGGTAGCATATGTGTTCTAGTAAATTCTAAATCTAGTATATAATCTTCTTTTGTCATTAATTTTTGTTTATATAGTTCACTACATATAACTCTTCCACCAAATACTCTCCCAATTACTCCACCTACTACACCACCGACTGGTCCACCTACTGCCATACCAATAGCTGATCCAACACCAGATGCTTGATTTTCTTTTTTATCACCACCTAACATTTTTGATACACTATATCCTAAAGCACCTGCAGTTCCTACTCCACCAACTGTACTTGAACCTATAGGTGTTCTACTAAGTTGTGTTATAGGAGTTGTTAAATTACTTTGATTTGCAATATTTAATACACTATCACCTTTGATAGTTCTGTATGTATTTAAAGCAAAGTCTGCACCTTTAAATAAATTATTAGTTAGTTGTGCTCTTTTAGCTAATTTTTGTTGATCTTCAATTAGTTTATATGCTTTTGCTAATCCATCATCTTGTGTACTACCTGTTGTAGAAGACATAGACATTACTTTTTGTAATGCTGTTTGACCTGTACTTTCTGGTGTTCTTTCTGGTTCTTGAAATGCTATCTCCTGTCTACCGCCAGTGGTTGATGAAGTTTCAAACTGCCCTGTTTTAGGATCAAAATTTGTAGTATACTGACCTGGAGTTTCTCTCATAACTTTTTGTGTTTGAGATGCAACAGATGAATCTACTACAGATTTACTAGTACTACCTTCATAGGCATCTAGTGCAGTATTAAGTGTATTTAAATTAGAATTTGTAGGAGCAGTTGTTGCTGCATCTACGTATTCATAAGTACCATCAGATTGTTGAATTAATTTTATCATTATATTTTTTCTTTATTGCGTTTCTCCGCCTCTTGGAGATTCAGAATTTGCCGCACTAAAACCAGCTTCCCCTGGCATCGGTACATTTCCCGTTCCGATGTTGCCACCTCCAGCTCCAGTTGGATCTGTTGGCGAAGCTCCTTCAGGTACAGGCATAGGCTGTCCCATTTCTGTTTGTCCTGCAGTAGCGGTATTATTGTTTTGATTTCCATTTGCCATCCCCATTATTTGTGCATATATAGCTGCTTTCTCTGGATCATTAACCAATTGATCTGGATCAATATCTAGTGACTTAGCAACTTCTTTTAAACATGTATGCCATTTAACAAACGGTGCTAACGATGGGTTAGACGCTGTCTGCATAAATGTCATTAGTCTTTGTGATCTTACTTCTTTTTGCATCAAGGAAGCTGTTCCCTGTGCCTTAACTTCTAGATCACCTTTTATTTCTGGAGCCTCATCATTAAATTGCATGTTCCAATGGTACAATGATTCTCCTAGGGGTTTTAATAAATAATCGTCAATATTTTTAATTACTGTTTTAATACTTAAAGCTGCAGCACCCATAAGCATTGACATACCTGCTGCTGTTCTTGTAGTTGATTGTACTCCTGTTGCTCCATGAGAGTATGAAGGAATACCAGTTGACTCATCAGCTAGTTGTCTAAATTTATCAAACATCATTAAGTTTTCACTTGCTGTATTTGGAAATTTAACTCCATGTATTGCTTGACCTGTTTGACCACTTTGTCTTCTAAATATTTTACCAGGAAATACTTTCATATCTTGACCTGGTACTAGCATAGTTTCATCAACATCAAATACTAAATTACCAGCTAGTGCTAAGTTATCAATTGCCATTCTTGCATGACCATTCATAACTTGTTGTGAGTCATCCATATTTTCTGGAATACCTACTCCAAAAAATTGATAAGGATTTAATTCATAAGGGCATACTAAATAAGGTAACCTTACTGGCGTAAATGGATTCTCAACCATTCTAATTACATGATTACCACATAGCCATATGTTAACATGTATTATGTCAGATTCTGTTTCATATACCAATCCACATTCATCTGCTGTTTCTTTATCAACAGTTCCCCAATATTCTAATATTTCAAATCTGTTTTTATAAATGTTTGTTACATTCTCTCTATCATACAGTGAAGATTCATAACTTCTTGTTTGGTAGTTAGGTCCTTGTTCTAAACATGTTCTAATTTGTTTTTCTCTAAACATAGGCTTGTCAATTAGACCTTCAAGCTGTTGTTTATTATATGAGTGTCTTTGTATTACATATTCACAATCATTTATATTTGTTGCATTTGGATCTGGATAAAAATCCCAACATGATACTGCTTCTATTGAAGGTACTGGTTTTGACTTTGCAACATATACACTAGATTTATTACCATCTTCATCTTCCATTGTATTATAACTATGGTAAGTTTTAGAATCAGTAAATGGACCTTTTAAAATTCCTGTACCAAGTAAAGACATTTCAAAAAATACATGTCTTAAAATGGTGATAGCTTGACTTTCTTCTAATTGATCATGCAATACTTTTTGCATTTGCTCTGCAGCTAATCTAGCAGGCTCAATTTGTGGAGTACCTTGTGGTGAAGGACCTTTATCAAAACCTAAGTTTTCGTAATCTTGTGCAAGTGTTTTTAATAAATCAGTTGCTGTTGCACCAGGTTTTAAAGATCCACCATCTCCATTATAACCATATACACTTTGTACAATTTCTTTTATTTCTTCATCAGGATTTATTGAATCTGATTCATCTTCAGATTTAGGTTTCTTATTAGGATTTAAATGGGCATAGGTATCCACATTCTCTGGTACTGATGTTGGAGTTATACCTAAAGGAAATTTACCTTGAGAAAATAAAACTTCAATAATCTGACCAAATGCCGCAAGTACTTTTGTCTTTGTAATCTTTACAAAAACTTTTGATTTCTCATTATCACGGAAAGCCATTTCAGGTCCATATAGACCTCGATAGTTTCTATAAGCCTTTAGCCATCGTTTCTCGTCATATGACTTTGATGTTTCAGCTTCTTGAAACAAAGAACGTACATGACCTACTAAAGGATTAACTTCCTCTGTATTAGGTTTATCTTCCATTACTAATATGATTTTTTATTTTTAACTTTAACACCTTTTTTCTTTGCTACTACTTTAGCTTTTTTCATTCCAGCTTTGCTGTATGAAAACTTTTTTTTTCCTACCATTGGCATATTAATAATCCCTCTGTTCAGCCATCTTAAAAATAGCTGGATTTACTTTATCTTTTTTACCTGGCTTATCGTTGCTATCCCCAGCTACTGAACCCTGCTTAATTTTAGCATTTGGATCTATAGCAAGCTTTTCATTCTTAACTTTAGCAACATCTGGTGAAAGTTCACCGTGTTCGTATCTTTCCATTATTGTCATGTTATTCTCCTGTTAAGGTTTTGGTGGATAATACTGATTACCGCCTTTAAGTAAATCAGTCTCTCCATATTTTTTATCTTTATTAGTATTGAATAAATTATTATAGACTTTTTTAACACGTGTTTTTATTTCGTTTGTGTATTTTTCCATACCTATACTTAATTTTTTTTCAATCATTAGTAATCTCTTTCGTCTGCCATTGTAAACAAATTAGCATCTAATTGGCTTTTGAATTTCTTAGGTTCATGATATCCAAATTTACCATCTCCAGTATTAGCTAGCACATCCTCTTTACTAGGAGATATTAATAAATCTCCAGGTGCTTGATTCGGTTGCTTGCCTTCAGGACTTGTACTTAGATCACCTTGCTTAACTTTAGCTCTTGGGTCAAATTTCATTTCCATGTTATTCCTATATTTTTATTTTCTTAATTTGTAGTATATTTTTTGTTGGGATAGTTGTATATCCACCACCTGTTTTTATTGTGCTATTATCTTCAAATATAAAATCTGCCATAACAACAGTTGTTTTAGAATTTTGTTCTACTAACCAACCGAAGCTACAGCATATAGCTGTCTTTGATTTTTTTATATCTGGTATGTCAGACCATTCACAGGATCCGACAATATCTTCCCAATATACTATCGATAGTTCATAGGGAAAATTCTTTTTATCTATAGTAGGCAGTTTAATTTTTTTCATTTATCCTTTAATTAATATCCAAATACTCTATCTGAGGGGACAAATTCTGATTTATTTCTGCTACCGTATAATTTATTTGCATAACTTGTATGCATGGGTCTACTTGTACATCCGTATCTTAATGCATCATATGCGTGATCTTCTACGTGTGTATTAATATCTTCAGGGTTACTATTATCTAAAGGTAGTGTTGGTAATGTTCTTAACAAATTTCTACAGTTAGATAGTATTCTAAGTCCTGGTTCTTTCTTTTCTTCATCAGTAAACTTTAATCTTTTATGTATTTCAAGCTTACCACTAATTCTACTTTTAGGAGATCTGTCTGACTGTCTCCAACGACATCCTTGCTGTATCATCGTCTCTGCTATACTTGGACCCACATCTCCTCTTCTTGCCCATGTACTGGCATCTAAGACACCGTAGCGTATGTATTCTCCGTGCTCTAGCTCTATGACTTTCTTTGCGAAAACATCTGCAGTAATCTTTTGGGTATACAATTCTCGATAAACCCATAGATTATTATCATAATCAATAGCAAACCATAAACAACAGGCAGGAGAACTATAGCCCCAATCCGCAGCACGAAATCGCTGCCAGCCTTTAGGTATTTCAAATGGTTCAACAA